TTGACCAGGCTCATGTACGGAATGCCTGTGCCGTTCGTGGTGAAGGACGCGCCCGAGACAGGGTTCAGAACGCTCGACCTCCCCTTGAAGGTTAGAGTTCCGTCGGCTGCCGTGTAGAGGTACCCCTGCTCGGAGGTGTTGACTTGCTGAAGATAGTTGAGGGCGTTTGTGTCTTGAGAGACCGCGTAAGCCCCGAGAGTTGACGACCCTGTACCAATAGACCTTGCGCCCTGATACGCAATCTCTGGACGGTCTAGAACGGTGCTGACGCGAACTCCTGAGGTCTCTGCGGACGGGGTAAAGGCATTCAGTTGCTGATTTGCCAAGGTGCCGAAGGTGTCAACGCATCGAGCAAACATTCGGCCCTGGTTGGCGTTTTGATAATCCAAGTCCCAATCCTCAACGAAGCCTGTGTAGATGGGCGTCCCGTTGGCGTAAATGATGATTGGCGAGCGAGGCAATACGAACGGGTAGTAGATCGAGGACGTGTTGAGCGGGTCAAGAATGCGCGAGTTGTTGTTGAACACGACTTGTGCGGTTCCTGCGTTGAACTGGTCAAGTTGACGGTTGCGTCCGCGCTTGATGTTGACCGACAGAACCAGGGAGGTCAGGTCTGCGTATGCGAGACCGCCCAGGGTGCCTGTGTTAAGTAGACCGTAGACGGCATCGTCAAGTTGAAAGGGTGTACCGAATCCTGTGGTCGTTTGGAATCCAACGAGGACTTGGTATGTGGGGACAGTCATTAGAAGGTAACCGCCGGTGCGAAGACCTGTCCTGAGTTGCGTTGCGCTGCAAGGATGGCGTCGATGATGTCTTGACCGACTGTGGCAGGTGACGAGACAAGTCCTGCGTCCATGTTGATTGTGATGTTGCTGAATGGGCCGATACCGCCGATGCCTGCGTTCTCGAAGCCTCCTGCGTTGCCTGAAGTCTTGTCAAAGGCGGGTGCTGCAGTGTTTTGTACTTTGCCAGGGGCGGACGGTGCGACTGCGGGTGGTGCTGCAAAGACCTCAGGGTTCGCTGCAACGATTTCCTTTTGTGATTCTTCAAAGGCTCGTGCGCTCGTCAAGCCTCCGCTACTTCCTCCGCCTCCGCCGATTTTCGGCATGGCAAAACTTTTGCCACCGAGCAAAGGCACCCAGTCTGGAATGGTGAATGCCAATTTGCCGACGGTGTTGTTCCAGATTGCAGCAATTGCTTTGAAGACAAATGTTGCTGCACCGAGCAGACCTTGAAAGAGGGGGATTGTGACGTTGCTGATCCACCAGCGAACTGCCCCGAATAGCGCGTCAACGATTGTGCGAAATGTTTCAAATTTCTTGTATGCGATAACTGCAGCTGCTGCGACTGCACCGATGCCGATTGCGATTGCGGTGATTGGGTTGATGCTCATTGCAATGTTGATTGCAACGATTGATGCTGCGACTGCTGCTAATGCGACGGCAAGGACTGTGAAGACCTCTGGATGTTTTGCAGCCCAATCGGAAAACTTTTGAAGAATGGGGACGATTGCTTCAACGACTGGCATGAGCGACGCGCCGATTGACTCTTTCGTCTCGTCGAGGGCAAGTTTCATTCTGGCAAATTTGCCTGCGGTGGTTTCGGCTGCGTCTGATGCTGCCCCGCCGAAAGTCTTGGACATTGCTTGCATGACTTCGTCAAGGGTTGCGCCCCCCTTGATCATGTCGCGAAGTTCTGGAGACAGTTTCGCAAGGGCGGTCATGTTGCCCCCGTATGCCTTCTCGAGAGCCTTAGTGGTCGTCTCAAGGCTGATTCCTTTGGCTGCAGAAATGTCCATGGCAGCCGATGCCAACTCCTGCGCTTTTGTGATTGAGCCAGTTGCGCGAACGAGACCGCCAAGTGCCGGACGAAGTTCGTCGTCAGTTACTCCGAGCAATCTGCCTTGGACGCTAATCCAGTCTTCATTGGCAGTGATTTGAGCGTCTGTTGCGCCTGTGGTGCGTCGAATCTGTTCGGCAAGTTTGTCCTGCGCGGCTGCATCTTCAATTGCACCCTTGACTGCTGATCCAAGTGCAGCGGTAAGACCTGCGAGTGCAGCAGCTGCGGGAACGGCTGCCTTCTTGATTGCGAACTGCGCCTTCTCGCCATTGGTCTCCAGATTTTTGAATTCCTTAACGGCGGATGAGATTCCTTTGCCGTCGAATGACGTGACGATTGGGATTGCGATTGTCATTTGAGTTCTCTTTCGACGCGGGCTTTTACTTCGTTAGTGGCGCGAAGCATTTCGCCTTCAATTTCGCGACGTTTGCGGAACACGGCAGGCCCAAGAACGCGCGTATGGTTCGGACGCAACTGCCCAAGGGAATCACCCAAGCGGTTTTGATTGGCGCGTCCCGCTGCTTCAAAGACGGCTGCTGCGACATTGGTCTGGGTGATATAAATCAGGGAAGTTGCTTCTCGAGAGGCGTCAACTTTCAACTTGACTCCAGCAACTGCTTTTGCCACAGAGAACGGGAATATCTTCTTGTTGGCTTGTTCCCATTTGCGCGCCATACCGGACAGAGGAACTTTTGTGTAACTCTTCTGGACTTCTTGGATTGCGGGTTGGGCGATGCGGGTTGCGTCGGCGGTGAACTGCTTGCGGAGACCAGGCTCAATCTTGTTGAGCGAACGAATAGCGTCACGAACTCCGACAACTTCAAGTGAAGTATTTGCTGTCATCGTCTGCTCCTTTGTGCTTTTTGTTGTTCGTTCAACACGTCAACAACCGTGAACAGATCGTCTGTGTCGAATGGGATGTCGGGTGTCCAGTATCCAGTCGCGACAAGAACCTCCGCTAATGAGCGTCGGAAACTGCCGCTTCTGTAAAAGACGGTGAGTCCTCCGACACGACTTCAATGGACTTTGTTTTTTTGATGAATTCGTCAAAGGCGAGCGGGGTTGTAATTCCCGCAGCTCGAGCAGATTCGAATGCAAAGAATGCAAGGTCTTCTGCGCCGATGCCGTTTGCGAGACTGGATGCTTGTCGTTTGAATTTGCGTTCCCATGCCACGACAACGAAGAGATTCGTTTCGCATTCATAAGGGTCGCCTTCAATCGGTGTTACTTGTAGTCGGATTTTCATTTGTTTCCCTCTTCTATTTTTTAGACGATGTCTCGTGCCCAGGTGCCGTTTGTGAAACTGATTGAGGCTACGGCAAGGGTGCCGATGGACGACATGATGACCGGAGCTGCGTCAAGTGTGCACGTCGAAATGGTGTATTCAGGATTGCTCGGACCTTCTGTGGTGCCTGATGGCGACACGACGATTGTGCATGAACCCGCTGCAACAATTGCTGCAAGAAGTGTTTCGATTTCTCCGACGCCGTATGAGAGATACAGGTCAAGGTTAACTGCTACCGATTGGAGGCCTTTTGTTGCCTGTCGACCTGTATCTGATAGCGATGTGCTCTCAAGGAGCTCGTAGCCCACCATTACTTCACATTTAGAAAGTTGATCGCTGACGTCAATTACTGATCCGCCAGTTGGGGTGATGTTACAGGTGGCTCCAGAAAGGAATGTGCTTGTTGCCATTGGTGGCTCCTTAGTTTCTCTTCACGGCGATTGCCACCGTGAGGTCGTATGTGGGTATGTCTTGCCCGCCGTAGTTTGCATTGCCTGGACGGGCGTCTGTAACTGCGATGGGCGAGTTCATGATGGTGTCAACGGTTGACATCAAATAGTCTCCGCTGTCTTGGTTGCCTGGAGGGGCTGCAAGGATGCGGACTGGAATGCGAAAGTCGCCCACGTTGTAAGTGAACGAAGTCATGACGGGGAGTTCAATCATTACTGACATTGGTCGCGCGTTGCGCGGGTCTGTGACTGGTTTGAGACCGAGAGCGGTAAGTTGTGTTTTGATTGCGTTGACTGCGTCGACGAGGATTCCTGTTGCAGCCATTATGCAACCTGTGGTCTTCCGCAGCCGATGAGAGCCATGATGCGTCCCATAGTTGAGGGGATGGGGATTGAAGACATGGCGTCGAATGAGGCGAATGAGTCTGCTGATCCGCGCTCACGGTAGAGGGTTGCTGCGTACATGATTGTGCCGAGTTTGACGTCGGCACCTGGCACCGTTGATTGCGAATCGGTGTAGCCCGCTTCGCGACGCTTGCGGAAGATGTAGTTGTTGGCAGCGTTGACGCAGACCGTAATGAAGGCGGTGTCGTTGGCGGTTGCAACGTCGATGCCGAGCCATGAGGTGACATCGGCTGCGTTAATCCATGAAACGGACGGGGTGAATGTGACTGTGCCGGTAGCAGTTGAACGCGTAAAGTCGTCGCCTGCGTTGACATAAAGAAACTGGTAAAGACGAATTACATCGGAGTCAAATTCAAGGTCGCCCTCGTCAGATACTCCGATGAATTCAAAGTCTTGTGTTGAAACAATGGTATGTGTACCCGAGAATCCGTGGCCTGCGCCTGCGATGACAACGGAATCTCCGACTTGAATACCAGTCTCAACAAAGGTCTGAAGGACGGCGTACCCATCGAGGCGCGTATGAAACGCGAGATCGTAAGTAGCCATCGTTCAGTCCCTTTAAGAGTTCGTCTGAATCAGACGAACGCAGCCTTAATGGTGAGCGTTGGGTCAATGACCTTCGATGCCCAGTACCCACGGAACGCAATTTGGCGAGAGAGCTGCGAAGGCATTTCTACGGAAATTGCGCCCTTAGCCAATTCATACGATTCAAGCGCACGAGGGTCAAGGATCGTCATACCAGCCGAGGTCAAGTTGCGGTCAACTACGACGCGAAGACCGAAGGCGAATGCGCCCTGTGTCGATGCGACGTTAAGTGAACCGTAAGCGTTCATCGGGCCAACCTGTGGGAACAACGGACGATCTGCGGTGTCGCTGAGTGAACCCATCAACTTCCAGACGTTGGGTGAGACAGCAAGGATTGACGGAAGGTTTCCGTTTGAACCCGAAAGGATGTCTGCAGCTGCGGTGTACATCCACTCGACCCAATATGCAGGGTCTGCGATTGATGCGTTTGCAAAGTTGTTGCTGTTGGTTGTGCCAGTCTGCAACTCTGAACAAGCGAGCAGGTCTGTCCGATCTGCATATACGCGTCCCATGTCGTCCAACAATGCGCCGAGAACTTCTGGCTGTGACCAGTCCATTGAAGCCTCTGAGATTTCAACGTATCCACCTTGAATTGTCTTGGTGATTTGTACGTCTTCAATTTCAAAAGTTGAAGCAGTGATTGTCGTGTTCTGTGTTGCAGTGCCGATTGAACTGTTTGTTTTTACTACAGGGCGAATGAAGACTGCGCCTCCCTGGGGCATCGGACGAAGAATTGTGGCATCCACGAGAGGGCGCGAGCCCACAAACGAGTTGAACACATTTTGAACGATGGGGGTCGGGATGACGCCTGGAATATCAACTGTCGTGATGTCTGGAGCGGCTGCGCGAATGTTGTCGTTTAACTGTGCGAAGTCGTGACCACCGCGAACGAATGACGCAATGTATTCAGACGCTGAAGGAAGTTTGAATTCGCGTCGTGCTGAAGCGAAAATTGGTGATGTTGGGATGGCGTCGGGCGCGGAGGCTTCGACTTGGTTTTCTTGTGACATTGTTTCCTCCTGGAGACTTGTGTCGGGTTGGGGTTCGGTTGACTCTTCTTCGACCTCTGGGTCGGGTTCTGAGGCAGCGATGGAATCGATGGTCGCGTCGACAAATGCCGGTACTGCGACAACCGAGAGTTCTGACAATATGGCTGACGAGACAATCATGACTCCGCTTTTGTCGTACTTGAATTTCTTCGGAATTGCTCCGACTGAAACTGAGTCGTATGCAGACATTTGAATCAACTCAACCACGTCATCTGCAGCCTTGCTGCGGGCAAACGTGGCACTGAAGCCGAGACCGTTGTCTAGATCAACGAGTTCGCTAACAATGCCGATTGGGCGTCCGTCGTGGTTTTCGAGAAGTCGCGCGGACTTGGCATTCAAGTCAAAGGCTCCGCGCTTGAACATGACCTTCTCCCCACCTGAAACGGTTGCGACGGTGTCCCAAGGGACGGCAATGCCGGTGATGGTGCGCGGTGCATCATCTCCAGCTGCAGCGTCAAGAGTGACGGGGACGGCGGTGAACTTAATCATGAAGGAATCTCCTCGAGGTCTGGAACTTGTGGTTCAACTAGAACATCTGACATTTCGCCAACGGCTAAAAGGTCGTCTGTGTCAAATTTGACGTAACGTCCGCGACTGACAACATCGTTCATGCTGAGACGAGAAGTAATGGCCGTAGCCAGCATATGCGCCCCGAAGAGCCATAGATCCTGGCGAGCCTGAGACGCATTTTGATAAGTCATTGACGCCCCAGGGGTCGGTGCCGAAACGAGGTATGCGGGTACGGAGCAAATTCTGCTGAGGTCAAGTGCTTGGTATTCGCGTTGCGCTGCGTTGACTTCAAGCGGGTCGCGGTCAAATTCAACAAAGTTGACATAGTTGTTAAGTGCGCCGATGACGTTGCCTTCGCGACGAGCCTGCGCCCATTGTGCAGCGAGGTCTCCAAGTTCTTCACCGGACATTGTCTCGCCTGCTGCCGTCTGCTGCAAATAACCAGGGACGGTTTCAATTGTTGCTGCGCGGTCTGCGTACTGATCGAGGTGAGTTGCGATGCTGACCGCGCGTCGACCTGAATACATGAGACCAGTTGTCGGCGCAAGGAAGGTGATGATTTCGTTGGGGTCTAACTGGATGCCGTTGAACTCAATCTCTTTCGGCATGCCGAAGAATTGTGGGCCGACTTGATCGGGAGTTTGGATGTTGGCTGACGGTAGCCATTCGAAACTCATTGGGCGTCCGTCGGTTGCGTTGCGAGAAGTAACTGCCCAAAAGGCGCGACCTGTCATCCAAAGGTCTGTGACCGTGTTTGCAAGGATGAACTGGCGAGGAACTTTCGGATCAGGATTCTCCATCCATGACTCGTTTGGTACATAAATTTCTTCGTACTCTTCGCCGTTCCACTGCTTGATGTACTGACGGAACTCAAGGCCAGAGATGGTCGAGGCGAGAAGGTCTCTCGCCCGCGACACAGTCGGGAGACTAAGGGCGATCTGCTCGAATGTTCCGCTTGACCATGCATACATCGGAGGGATGCCAGACATGCCGACTCCGGCAGCTGCTTTAACGGGCGAAGATGCAAACTCAGCGGTAGTTATTTTTCGGGAGAAGAACGCCACGGATGGAGTCTCTCACAAAGTAGTTGCAAATGCAACTATCTTCCGAATGCCATTGCTGCGCGTCCCGTGTTGGAAGGTCGAGAAACAAGAGCGGCTGCAACGACGAGAAGTCGCGCTGCTTCAATTGGGCCTGGGGAGCGTTGACTACTGATCACGACTTGACCGTTGGCGCGGGCGAGGACGGCGCGGTTGACGTGGGTTGCTAGTAGTTCTTCGCCTCGGTGGTAGATGCGTTTCTCAAGGATGAGCGAGCGGGTGAGTCCGGTGAATTTAAGTACCTCGGCGTAGCCGAAAATTTGACGTCGCCGTTCCAACTTCTCAGGCGTATGAAGGTCAAGCGCGGGAGTGATTGCAAGACGCAACTTCGGGTCTGCCTCCATCGCCTCGTTAATCTTGATCCACATTTCTTTAAGGGACTCGGTAGAGAACTGGACTGTCGCAATGATGTTGCCTTCTTCAGTAAGTCCGCACCTGATGCCGACATACTTTTCACCGCCAGTCGCAGAGTCAACGGCAAGGACGCCACCTGTCGGACAGTCGGATTCTGTAAACAACTTGTCCCATACGCCTGGTTGAATCCAAGCGTCCGAAGATGAAACCCACAAGTTCAGGTGAGCGCGAAGGAACGCTGCACGATCTGGAGTTTCCGCAGCTGCTTGCAATGCCTCGAGGGTAATGGTCTGACCGAGCGCGGGGTTGCTGTAGCCCCAATTTATTTCGTCATTCGGATCAGCCCCGCTTGGGAGGCTCCATTCTGCTAAGTACAGGCGGGTTTGTTTCTGCTGATCTATTGCGCCAATTGCTGCTTCGCGAAGACGTTGCATTGTCTTTGAAGATTCATCGCCAGCGGTAGACCACGAGGAAAGCAAAGGAGACTTCACCGCAATCTGACTTGGTCGGCAAGAATCAAAGTAGACCTCCTCGGAAATATTCCAGACTTCATCGAGGCAAATAAGCGAGTACGTCCCGCCATGCAAGTTGGGTGTCGCAGCGCGGACTTCCCATGTCGACCCGTTTGGCATCTCAACTTTGTTGCGTCCATACGACCAAGTGACCTTTGCTTCAAATTGTGCCTCGAGTACCGGAGCGAGTTCACGGAAGATTGCAACCGCGCGATCAAGTTTGTTGGCAAGGGAAAGAACGTGGACAGGCTCGCCCCTGATCACAGACCATTCCGTCATGGCCCAACCAATTAACGAGGTCAAAGCAATACTTTTTCCGCACTGTCTGCTTGTGCTGCAAAGAGACTCACGGAACACAAGGTCGCCGTTCTCATCGTGGGTCAACTGTCCAGTCAATGCAATCTTCTGCCAGTCAAACAATGTGCGACCCAAGACTCTTTCCGACCAGGCTGCAACTTGAGGCCCGTAAGAACCACTTCCATTGTGGAGCGACTGAAGACGGGGCGAACTCTGCCCAACTCCGAGAACTAATTCCGAAGACGCAGGACATCGAACTGATTCGGTTTGTTCCATTCCAGATAAGAGAAAGGA